GAGCGCTCAAGCATCCATCACCGCGCAAGATCACCGCGCTTAGCCAAGATTTCACGGCGGCGGGACTGGCGTTCGTTGGCTCTAACTCGCCGGCGAACCTGGCATCGCGTCCGTGCGGTTTGCTCGTCATGGATGAGGTGGACAAGTTTGCGACCCAGCGCGGCAACGAAGCATCAGCCCTGCAGCTCGCAGAGAACAGAACCAAGAGCTTCACGAATCCGCTGCGAGTTAAGACCTCCACTCCGACAGTAGACAGCGGGACAGTCTGGCAAGAATTCCTGCGCACCGACCAGCGCTATTTTATGGTTCCCTGTCCGCACTGCGGTGAGCTCATCAAGCTCGAGTGGTCGCAGGTGCGATGGTATGACAAGGAGCGCAAGGAGGACGAATGGGACAAGGCTAGAGTCAGAGTGACAGCCCACTACGAGTGCCAGGAGTGCAAAGGCAAGATCACTGACAGCCACAAGACGAAGATGCTGCGCGGCGGCAAATGGATTTCGACCAATCCAAACGCAGAGCCGGGGCGCGTTGGGTATCACTTGAATTCGCTCTACGCACCGTGGAGGTCGTGCGCTTTCGGCACGTTGGCGGTAAAATGGCTGGACGCGCAGAGCGACACGTCCATCCTTCAAGACTTCTTCAACTCAACCTTGGCGCTACCTTGGGAAGAACGAAGCGCCACCGTCAAGGATGAGGACATCTTGAGCCTTCGCGCCCCCTATCGACTCGGCGCCTGTCCCGTCGAAGATCCCGCCTACATCTCCATTGGCGCTGACCCTGGCGAGAAGTCCACGCACTATGTCGTGACCGCAGTCGAGAAAACAGGCGAAGCGTGGGTGATTGATTACGGCGAAGTAATCGCGCCCGAGGATTTACTTCGACTCGGCACCAAGCAATACGCAATGCCGAGCGGCAAAACCGTGGGCATTAGCGGCGGTCTGATCGATTCAGCCTGGGCGACCGATCGCATTTACAAAATCTGCGCCATGAGCGGCGGCAAACTGTGGCCGACCAGGGGCAACGACAAGGCATTCGGCACGTTTAACCAGAGCCAAATTAATGACTGGCCTGGGCTCATGCTGACCAGCTACGTGGACTTCCGTATCAAGTGCGCCCTTTGGCTGGACAGGGTGCAAAAGCGACTCCCGCCGCTCCTTCACTTTCCCGAGGACATCGGCCCCGATTACATCATGGGGCTTTCTGGCATGGCGCTAATCATGGCCAAGCACAAACGCCAGCCCCTTACCTGGAAGAAGCTGGCGCATGACCACTACGCCGATGCATTGAAGCTCTCAGCGGTGCTTTCGTGGTGGCTGGTAGCGCATCAGTTTGGATCTGCGCCGCCTGAAACTGAAGGCGATGTTTGAGTTTTGCGCGGTCTTCCGCCTTTCTTCCCGTTCTTTTTTGCGGCGGCGGCCTTCGCCTCGGAGGTTTTGAGCCCTCCGAGGCGACCTAGTTCTTGTGCGGCTTTGTTTTTCATTGGATTAGATCAGGCCAAGTGCGCGTTGCTCCTCTTCCATTTTCGCCACGATTGCAGGGATGTGAAACATCATCAGGCTCGCAACAGTTTCGCCGACATCGGTAGAGCTTCCCGCTTCAATGTTTGCGGCGGTAAGATCGGCCATGGCTTGCTGCAACTCTTTGAGGAGGTTTTTGTTGCCGTGAGCGGTGAGCGCTTTGATGGCTTTGTCTGTCCATGATCCAGACTTATTCAGGATTTTACCCATGACGTGACCAACGGTGGCCAGATTGATATTGTGGTCGGCGGCGAGGTCTTTGAGTTCGGCGGCGGCGATTGATGTTGTGCTCATATTTTTGATCGTTCGTTGTTTGACTGACTACCCTCAATCATTAAACCCAAGCGGCTCGGTATGCAAGCGCAAAAGTGAATTATTTTTTGACTCCCTCGCTTTGTCGATGGCGTCGTCCGATATTTGGGTCCGTAAACTGGTGAAGTGGTTCACCGTCTCTGAGCTAGAGGCGGCGGAGCTTTCGATCCTGCAAGCAGAAGCGGGGCGCATCCAAGACGTGGTGCAGATCACAAGCCAGTCTTCCCGCGCCGGGAGCGCCACGGGCATCAGCATCAGCCCAGACGAGCGTGCAACGTGGCTGCGGCGCATCGAAGAAGCCATCAACGAACTCAACGGCACGACGGACTACAACGACAAGTGGTTTAGCCAAGACTTTTCAACCCGCACCTTCGGAACATGAGCAGAGGACGACGTGGAAATCGCAAACCAGCAGCGGCAGGGATTAACGCCCTGACAAATTTCGACGCCGCTCAGTGGAGTCCTCGCCGAGCTTACGTAAATTGGGGCACGCTGGACACGTCCAAGGAGCTTACCGGCGGCGATAGGCTTACCATCCTGCGCAAGGCGCGCAAAATGTATGCAGACGTAGGCCTTGCTCGTCGCATCGTCAATGGTGTTGCCAATCTCGTTGGCTATCTCAAGCCACAAGCCGCGACTCCTGACCGCGAGTTTAACCGAATGGCCGAAGAGCTATTCGAGGAGCGCGCCGGCACGCCGTTCGTGTTCGACCGCGCTGGCAAAATGGACTTCTTCCAGTGGCAAATTGCGCTGACTCGTCTCCGCATCAAAGACGGCGACTCGCTTTCTGTCCTTAGCGAAACCGAATCCAAAACCGCACGCATCATCTTTTATGAGTCTCACCAAATCGCCAGCGGACAGAGCAAAACAGCCCAAGACGGCGTTTTTCTCGACAAGTTTGGGCGGCACGTCGCTTACAACCTCGTCGATGTTAGCGACCCGAACAACGCAACGAGCGTGTCGGCGGACAACGCGATCTTTTATGCCGATTTTGAGCGTCCAGGTCAAGTCAGGGGAATTTCCGCACTCGCTCACGCCCTGAACAACATCCAGGACAGCGCCGAGATCACCGCCGACGTGAAGCACGGCATCAAAATGGCCAATCAGGTTGGCCTTGTTCGGACCATGAAGGGCGGCAACGGGCCGCAGGGCTTTGCTAGCGCCGTCACGACCCGCAGCACAGGTGGCAGCACGATCAACATCGAGCAAATGCGCGAGGGCGGCATAGTCGGGCAGCTAATGGAAAATGAAGCGCTTTCCGTCATCCACGACGGGCGTCCACATCCAAACCAGATGATGCTACTCGAATGGCTGGTGCGTGACATCGCATGGGGCGTTGGTTTGTCGCCAGAGGTGCTCTGGGACTTAGCTAAGCAAACAGGGCCAAGCCAGCGCTACCTAATGGCTGAGACTCAGCGCTGGATTGAGCATGAGCAAGCACGGCTCAAGCAAGCCTGTCAGCGCTTCTACACCTACTTCATCGCCAAGGCCGTCAAGAACGGAGAGCTACCGCCACCGCCCGCAAACTGGTGGTGGGCTGAGTGGATTCCGCAAGCAGACCTAACCATTGACCGTGGCCGCGAAGGGCGGCTTGAGCTTGAGCAGTTAGACGCAGGCGTGATGAGCTTGAATGACTACCACGCACGCAAAGGACGCGACTGGGAAAGCGTGGAGATGCAGAAGGCGCGGGAGATTTTACGCCGCCGTGAAATCGAGTCTGAAATGGGACTCGATGAAGGCGCGCTGGACGGATTCAAGCAGAAGCAACTCGACATACAGGAGGACGCAAATGAGCAACAAGACATGGTATCAGATCAAAGCCAAGAGTGACAAGCCGAAGTCGGCAGACATCAGCATCCACGATGAGATTGGATTGTGGGGCATCTCCGCATCTGCATTCATGCGCGATTTGCGCGGCATGGGTGAGCTGGATGAGATCAACCTTAGCATCCATTCTCCCGGCGGCGATGTGTTGGACGGCTGGGCGATTTACAACAGCCTGAAGAACTCCAAAGCTAAGATCACCGCTCGCGTCGAAGGGCTGGCGGCGTCGATGGCTTCGGTGATTCTGATGGCGGCTGATACCGTCGAGATCCCAGAGAACGCCTACATCATGATCCACAATCCGTGGGGATTGGCCGTTGGCGATGCCGAAGAAATGCGCGATACCGCCGACCTGCTCGACAAGCTCGGTAACGGACTGGTCAATGCTTACGTATCCCGCACAGGCAACGACGAGGACGAGATCCGCGAGATGATGAGCGCCGAAACCTGGATGGATGGCAAGGAAGCCGTCGAGCGCGGATTTGCTGACAAACTCATCGGTGCCGTGGCTCTAAGCGCACGCGCTTTTGACTCGCGCAAATTTAAGATGACACCCAAGTCTCTCCAAGCCAATTCCGAAACCCCTCCAGAGGTCGCTCCTGTGGAGGAAACCGCAAACGCGCCAGTTGAGCCTATCGCTCCTGTTGATGCGGATGCTGCAACTGAGGTCGAGCCACAAGCTCCCGAAGTCGAGGTGACGGAACCCCAAGCAAAGTCCCTGCTGTCACGGTTTACTGCCCTTTTTGGTGGTGACAGTGACTCGGCGCTCAAGGCTGAACTGCAAAACAAAGACGATCAAATCCAGGTCGCTCTTAGCTACATTGATTCGCTGAAAGCGCAAGTGGCCGCGCTTGAGCCAAAAGCCAAAGCCTTCGACGAAGCTACCACTGAAATCGCACGGCTTGAAGCTGAACGGCAAACGGCAGAAGCTAAGGCGGCGGCTCAAGTCGCATCACTCGGCTTTACTCCTGAATCTGAACGGAGCCTGCCCGACGCTGAGACTGACAAGGGCGACATCCTCGCGCAATTCAACGCGATCACTGACCCCGCTGAACGCACCAAGTTCTACAACGCAAACCGCAAGGCTATCCACGCCGCTCAATTCAAATTCAAATCCTAATTACATCCTTCTATGGCTACTCTCTTCAACGACAAACTGTTTGGTCAACGTGCTTTCCAGCAACTGACCGAGATCCTCACTCCCCTCAACGCATTTGCTACCGACATCTCCTCCGAGGTGCGCGGTCAAGGTGATGCCGTCATCGTGCCACTTTTTGGCAATGTGACGACCACCACCTTCACGCAAGCGAGTGACGTTTACGAGCAGACCGGCGGTCTCATCACCGCCATCACCGTCAACCTGAACAAGCGCAAGATCACACCGATGGATCTTACCTTGCAACAATTAGCGGAATCCAGCAACGCAGGCCGATTTGATCAGTTCGCTGATCAGCTCGGGCGCTCCATGGCTCAAGCCGTGCTCACCGACATCTGGTCACTGATCACGACCAGCAACTTTGGTTCTGCAATCATCACCACCGCTGCCGCTAACTATGGCCGCGCTCAACTCATCGCCGCTCGCAAAGCTCTGCTTTCCGCTGGCGTTCGTGGCGACAAGTCCTTTGTTGCTAACATGGACATCGAGGCTGCGATGCTGGGCGATGACAAGATCACCTTGGCTCTCAACCGTGGCGACTCGCTCGCCATCAAAGAGGGCTTGCTGGGCCGCTTGCTGGGCATGGACATCTACTCCTCAGATGTCATCCCGCTCAACAGCGTTTCGCTTGCTGGCTTCGCCTGCGGCAAAAACGCCATCGCGGTTGCCATGCGTCAACTCGGCGAATACCTGCCCATTGAGGACTACGAAGCCGTTGAGCAGTATGTGGATGCTGAAAGCGGCATCTCCGCACTGTACACACGTCATTGGTCGCGCAGTCAGGGCAAATACTTCGCCAATCTCCACTGCCTGTATGGATACGCCACCGCAGTGACGAATGAGCTCAAGCTCTTCACGGTGCCTTAACCGTCTCCCGAAGCGGCGCGGTCCTCGAAAGGGGGCCGCGCTTTTTTTGTTTGACGATTGCGCCAAAATCGGTTTTGATGGCGGAATGAACGATTTAGAGCAAGAAATTGCGATCGCGAAGGCGTGCGGTTGGGAACATACGAAAACCGTAAACAACCCAGAGCCTAGCGCATACGGCAGGCATCCAATTCACACCGCAGATGTTAAGTGGGATTTACCGCTTCCCGACTACCTCAACGACCTGAACGCGATGCATGAGGCCGAAAAGCGGCTAGGTGACGGCACTTACCTATGGGACAGATATTGTGATTTTCTCGGCGGCTCGCTTTACCATTGCGCTCACGCAACCGCCGCCAAGCGCGCCGAAGCATTTCTTAAAACCCTCTACCTTTGGAAACCATGAACGATTATCACTGGGCAGACATTGCCGAAGCACCGCGAGACGGCACATGGATAACAGCCACCGAGATGTGGCGCGGAATGCCGATTTCGATCAAGCTGCGATTTGCTTTTGATGCATTCCGAGATGCTGAGGGCACGCCTTGGGAGCCGCAATACTTTGTGAAGGAGGGACCAAAGCCATGAACTACAAACGCAAACTCACCCTAGCCGTCATCTACGGCAACGTCGAAAACATCATGGAGCGTTTCTTGCGTTCCTTTGCGCCGCTGGTTGATGAGGTGGTTTTGGTGCGGGCTATTGGCCGAAGCATTCCCGACGAAAGCTGGACGATTGCAAAATCAACACTTAGCGAGCTTGGTGTGTCGCATGGCATGACCGAATATCAGAACGCTGTCGGCACTAAGTGGCCCCACGTTGACAACTTCGCCGCCGCCCGTCAAATAGCCTTCGACCTTGCCAGTAACGAATGGGTCATGTGGGCCGACACCGACGACATCCTCGACCCGCGCTACATCCAAATCATCCGCCGCGCCCTGGACGGCTTAGAGGACGACTTCACCGGCATTCAATTCCCGTATGAGGTGCCCGAAGATTGCGTCACCGTCATGCGTGAGCGCATTGTCAGAAAGGATTCGTGGAAGTGGCAATCACCCATCCATGAATGCTTGATGCCCACCGTTCAAGACGCCAATATTGGCACGCTGAACAACGTCAAGATCGTTCACGCGCCGATCTCCCATCGAGCGCCGAACAATCAACGCAACATGCGGATTCTGGAAAGCATACCCGAAGCTGAGCGCACCGTGTCGCAGCGCTTTCATTTCATGCAGACTTTGGATCTCGTCGGCCGACATGACGAAGCGATGAACGAAGGCGCGAAGCTCGTTCAAGACACCGAAGTTCCGCCCGTCGAAAAATACCAGATTTATTGCTTCCTTGCCAAGGGCGCACAGGAGCCAATGCGGTCACAGCTCTACCTTCAGGCCGTAGCCATCGACCCTTCCCGCCGCGAAGCTTACGCCGAACTATGCAAGGGCGCATTCGCCCGTCAGAAGCCGCAAGAGATGATTGCTTGGGCTCGGTGCCTGCGCTCGCAACCGAAGCCTTACGAGTGGCCGTGGAACGCTCGCCGATCACTCTGGGGACGGGAGGGCATTGAAGCTCACGCGATGGCGCTACGGGCTAATCTTGACTTCGTTGGCGCTGACACGCATGAGTTAAACTTCTTCAAACGCAACGGCGCAAAGATCAGCCTTTTGCACGCGACCCGCGGACGAGTCCAGCAAGCCGCAGCCGCTCGCCGCAAGTGGCTGGAAAAAGCCGCAAATCCTGACGCCATTGAGCACATCTTCGCCATCGACGCCGACGACGCTGACAGCATCCAATACCTGACCTTGTGGCGGCACCGAATCGTTCAGGGTGACGGTGGCCCAGTGCGCGCTTGGAACTACGCCGCCGAAGCATCACACGGCGAGATCCTGATTCAGTTGAGCGACGACTGGGAGCCTCCTATGCATTGGGACAAGCTGATCCTTGAGTGGATTGGCGACACGTCAAAGCCTGCCGTTTTGCAAATCTCAGACGGTCACCGCGAAGACGATCTGATGTGCATGGCGATTCTGACCCGCGCTCGATACCTTGATCAAGGTTACTTGTTCCACCCTGATTTTTTCTCGATGTATAGCGACAACTGGTTCAGCGAATGCGCTCACCGGGATGGAGTGGTGATTGATGCGCGGGATGTGGTGTTTGAGCATCTGCATCCTGCGTTTGGTAAGGCTCAAGTCGATGAGACTTACGCAAGGTCGAACATGAGATCGAATTACGCCGAAGGCGCTCAGCATTTGCAGCGTCTCCAGAACGGCGCGATCACGTCATGGGACGTTGAGGGCTGGTGTGATTTTCGTGACCTTTACACGGCTATTGCTCGCAAGCTGCAAGACGGCGACACGTTTGTCGAAGTCGGCGCGTGGAAAGGGCAAAGTATCATTCACCTTGCTCAGCGATTGCAGGATCAAGAGAAGGCGGTCAAGCTTTATGCTGTTGATACCTTCAAGGGCGATGCTGACACGGGAATTCTTGAAGTAGTGAAGGAGTTTGATCACAACGTGCAAGCGGCCAAATGCAACTATAACGTGATCACTGTGGCGATTCCTTCAGTCATGGCGGCGACTGGTTTTGATGACTTATCCCTTGCGGGCGTATTCATCGACGCCGCGCACGACTACGATTCAGTTCTTGCCGACTTGAAAGCATGGGGGCCGAAGGTCAAGGAAGGCGGCATCATCGCCGGTCATGACATCGACGCCGAAGGAGTGCAAAGGGCGCTGGCTGAGATGGGCTGGGAGTATCACGTGGTGGGGCGGTGCTGGGTGAAGAAGAATCAAGAAAACAAACCATGAAAACACGAATCTGGAATCTCACCGAAACCTTTCCTGGGAAGGTCAACTTCATCGACGGCAACAACGTGATCCTTGGCTACGACCTTGGGCAAAACTGCTGCGAGCACGCCTTCTGGACGATTAGCGAAACGCCGGACGGTAAAAACCCGATCCACGAAGGCGACAATGCCGCAGTGAAGGAAATCGAGCTGGATGGCTACTGCTTCGATCCTAACTACTGCCAGCGGCACGACGATGAGGGGGGCGAGGAATATGTCGCCACATTCAAGCTGGTGGGTGACCAATGGGACAAGCCGAAGCTGCCGGATCTCTTCTTGCGGCTGGAGAATCACCACAACGGCTACTACTCGCACGGTTTTGTTTTTCGAGGAAACAGCATTATCGAAGGCGCACTATGACTCCAAAACTCTCCATTCTAACTCCCGCCATCTGGCGACGCATCGACAAAGCCCGCGCCCTCGCGGATCTCATCGCGCCGCATCCGCAGGCTGAGCACATCGTTGTTCTCGACAACATTACCCGCTCTGTCGGGCTCAAGCGCCAAGCGTGCCTTGATTCTGCCATCGGTGATTACGTGATGTTTTGCGACGACGACGACGAGATTTTCCCAGATACAATTCCGCTGATTCTCGCCGCCATCAAGCACGCGCCAGATGTGATTACCTTTAAGCAACACGCGATTTACAACGGGCGGCGGTCCGATGTAGTGTTTCACTTGAACAACCAAGACGGGCCGTTCGTGGAAGGTGGGCAGACCTTGCGCGCTCCGTGGCACGTATGCGCGTGGAAGCGTGAGTTAGTGGCCGATTGCCTTTTCCCGGACATCTCGTATGGCGAAGATCGCGTGTGGGCAGAACAGGCACGGCGAAGGGTAAGGACTGGGCTGCACATTGATCAGGTGTTGCACCGTTACACGCATGATGCGAGGGACACGGCTGCACCGGAAACGAACACCAAGATCAGCAACGGGTAATCCCGTTTGCTGCATCGGCTGTTCGGCTTTAGACACCCGCGCTATATTGTGACCGCACGCGCCGAATCTCTCTTTAACGCCGCTCGTCTCCGTCAGAAATACTGCGGCGGCGGCAAAGTATCTGTGACCATCGGCGGCGTTGCTGGCACTGGCGTCTTGAGCGACGTGTCACGGCAGGACGATCTAGAAAGTGGTGGTTTTATCCAGGGCATCGATGCCGAACTGCACATCAGGAAATGCGAGTATCCAACCGCGCCGACCAACGGCACGACCATCACCGCTAACGGCACGACTTACCGGGTGACGGAAGTCAACAATGATCACCGCATGAGCGAGTGGATTCTAACCCTTCAGGCGCAGCACCGATGATCACGATGCAGTTCGACAAGACGCAACTTGATCGACTGTTCAAGGATGCGCCAAAGAAATTCTTGGTCGCGGCTGGAACGGACATTCGCACAGCAGCGCGCACGTTTGCTGCTATCGCTGCGAAAAATACTCTCCCTTACGGGGCATACGATCAGCCGCCGAAGGCCGCGACTAACACGGTGCAAAACCAGATCAAACGCACCCAAGTTCCTATCGACTCGCTCGGCTCAATGTGGCAGATTATAAAAGACGTGGATAAAGGGCTGGCCGCTGCATTCTGGACGGCGGTCAAGGCGCGCAAGATGGGCCTTGCAAAACAGATCCTAGACGACTTGCAAGCGGCTGGCGGCAATTTCACTCATGGCGCAGTTTCGCCCAGCGCTCACACCAAAGCACGGACGGGCAAAAATAGATCGGTGCCAATCAACCACCGTCCTAGCCACATCATCACTTCCGCAGGCAGCGCGCTCAACACCTACATCAAGCGCAAAGAGAACACCATCGGCGCGGCAAAAGCTGGATGGGCGGTGGCAGGCAAAAGCATCGGCGGAAGTATTAGCGCCAAAGAAGGCGTGAAGGCGTGGTATAACACCGGGCGGCACAAGAAAGCGCGTGGCACGCATCAACTCATCCGCACAGAAACAGAGACCTTTCTCAAGCTGATCAACCAAGTGCCGTGGGCAGACGTTGCTTTTCCGGCGTCACAGAAAAAGGTCTGCGGACGTGAGTTTGAGCCAGCATTCAAAAAGGCAATCGAGACGCGCAAGAAAGCGCTCGCAGATGCCGCATTCAAACGACAAGGAGCACGCTAATTTATGGCTGACCACTGGACAATTCGACTCGAAACAATCTTCACCGATTACCTATCCACCATCTCCGCGACCACCATCCCGGCGACAGTGCAGAAGGTCGCATCACGCTCAACAGCCGCTAGGAATCGGCCTTGCGTTGTGCTGGAGGTGGACGGCGACAGGGCAGGCAACTACATGGTCAACGCCAACCTGACCGTCCACGTCATGACCAACGCAAACGACACCACCGACGCGCAGGCGGCGACGTGGAGCAAGGCGGCGGCTGATTTTATCCGTGACGAGTCGGCGTGGTCAACCTGGGCCGCGACCAAAACAACGACTTACCGCACGGGCTGGGCGCTGCGTAAACGCTGGCTGGGAGCGTTTGACGTGGAGACGGACGAAGAATCCAACCAGCGTGACACTCGGCAGGTGATTAGCTTCGCGGTGGAGATTGACTGATTTTGACAAATTGCGGAGTCTGTATGGCTACCGCAGTAATCGAAACAGGAGTTCTTCCCGCTTACGACCTCGACGAGGACGGAGAGGCTGGGATTTTGTTGGACACCTTCACCATGGCGTTCAAACGGACCTATGAAACGAAGCGCAACGCGAACAAGTCCACTATCTTCCATCGTGGCGTTGACCCCATGGTCGAAATCACCGCAGCAGGTCGCATCAGTGGCACCACTCGCGTAACGTTTGCCGCCTTCCATCCCGGCACCACCATCACAGCGCTTTCTAACTACGCGACCACCATTCGTGGATTCAATCCTGCATCCGGCAAGATCATCTTCCAAGACGTTGAGGACACGCTCAACAACGTGGACACGACGCCGACCTTTAGCTTTTCGGCGATGCATTACCCATTGATGGCCTAACCCATCGCGACACTTAGAACCTGAACGATTATGGAAGCCTGGAGCGCCCCTGAACGAAATACCCAAATCGCAGCTTGCTTTGCTGCGCTCGGCTTTCCTTGCCGCATTGAAAAGCAGACTGATGCCGAGACTGGGCACACCGTCGCATCATTCTTTTTTCGCACTGCGACCGCGCCGGGCTTTCCGCCAGCTCGACTCTCCGACATCCGCCAAGCCTACGACAGCGGCGACATGGAGCGCAACACGCCGCATCATCCGTTGCTCATGGGAATGCGAGCCATGCACAATCTCAACGCGCTCATGGACTGGCTGAAGCAGGGCAAGCAGCAAAGGCTTGTGACTACCGCGCAAAAGCAGTTCACAATCTACAAGCCAGGGCAGGCTCACGCACAAGAAGCCGTAATGATCGACACGGGCGACATCGACGCTTGCGCCGCTCTTGCGTCCATCGGCGTGCCCGTCTGCTTCATCGACGGCCACAGCAACGCCCACCGCTTCCACGTCCCTGCAATGGGCATGGATCTCATCGGCACGCACGGAGCTTACAACGTCGACGCCGCGCAACTGCTCAAGGAGCTAAGGGCTGGCACGCTCGACGAGTTCGACGACGACTTTATGGCCGGTTACAACGCGCTCAAGGCGAGGCGTGATCTGCTTGGCGCGGTCAAGGCTCAACGGGCAAGCGTCCTGATTCGCAAGCCTAACTCTTTTCGGCGCGCCTACGTCATGGAGAACGCCAGTGGAACGATAATGGACAAAGTTAAACGACACTTCAAAATAGCATGAACGACATCGAACTAAGAGAAGAACAGCTTGAATCAGTAACCATTCTGATTGACCAACCTGCACCGATTGACCCGCATGAGAAAGCGCGTGAAGAAGCCTTCGACGCGACCTTTGAATGGAAGGGTATTCCGCTCGGCCCATTCACCAGCGGCAGGCGCCGGGAGTGGATTCGCCTTCGCGGTATCGACGGCGTGGACAACAGCCTACTCGACGACGCAACGAAGATCGTGTGGCTGTGTCTGACTCCCACCGACGAACTGATCGCCAAGCGCCGCAACCCCGAAGCAATGAGCGCGGAGATTTGGCGCTGGGCAGACGAGAACGTGGGCGACAATGACAACGGGCCACTGCTCGACCTTGCCGACAAGATCGTCACGCAGTCCAGCCTGACTCGCGCCGTGCCCATCCCATCAAACGGAGCTGAATCGGGAAACTAGCATGGCCTGTCGAGGACGCTCTTTACCTTGCAGTGGTGAGAAAAGCGACAGGCCGAACTGACTTTGATATTGATTGGAATCTACCGCTAGCAAAAGGTTGGGCGATGTTTCACGCGCAAAGACTTTTGGACGGAGAAGTGATGACATGGCCAACCACCGAAAGCACGCCGGACGGCAGATGGTGGCTGGCGATTCAGGAGCGATTGACTAACTCGACATTGTAATGCCAGACGCAACCGTAACACTTGGATTAGACGGCAAACCGCTTAAATCCGGACTTGATAGCGCAAGGCGTGATGTCGAAAGGTTTGGGCAGAGCACAAAAAAAACATTAACGGCAGCAACCAGCGGAAGATTTGCAGGTGCGGGTAAAAGCATTGCGGGCGCATTAGCCGGGCTTGCGGTAGGCTCGAAAATCACTAGCACCATCAACGAATACGCCCGGCTTGCTGACTTATCCGCAAGACTTGGAGTTAGTGCTGAATCCATTCAGCGCGTAGGCATTGCCGCAGAGCAATCAGGCACTGACGCGGAAACAGCAGCTAGAGCACTGACGCTACTCACAAGGGCGCTTGATAATCCAGATAATAAAAAAGCGGCAGAAGCATTCAAAGAATTGGGCGTGAATCTTGGCGAGCTTAGAACGGCGGATGCATTCGAGCAAGTTGGCATTCTCGCAAAGGCATTTCAAAAAGCTCAATCTACAGGTACTGGATTTTCGGCTATAATGGACTTGCTGGGAAAATCAGGCGCGGAATTAATCCCGTTACTTCGCATGACCAGCGAGGAAATGGATGCTATTGCTAAAAAGGAAATTATTTCCGACGATCAAATTGCTCGTATTGCAAAACTTGATGACCGAATGGTTGAATTGAGTAGAACGGTATCAGTTGGGCTTGGTTCAAGCATTGCATGGATAGCCGACAAATGGGAGTCAACGATTGATGTAATCACGACAAAAGCTTTGCAAGCGCAAGTTATTGTCGATTCTCTTTTTGCTGGCAATGGTCCAACGGCAGCGCTTCAAGCAGGCGCAAAGTTTGCCCAAGACATGGCGGACGCAAAAATTAAAGAAGCAAAAGAGGCGGCGGCAGCAGAGCAAAGGGCGCTTGAAGCAAAAAGAGAATCGCTAGCTCTTACAAAGGAAATTACCAAAGAAGAAAAAAAAGCAGAAAAACCAACCGGGGCAGACACTAACGCGGATGGCTTCACATCTAAACGCGAACAACGTATTTTTGATCTAGCTCAAGAGCGGGGGCAAAGAAGGGCAGATTCAATCAAAGGATATTCTGAATCCAGAGAAGGTGGAAGCGATTTCGCGAGGGCCAGAGGCGCTCAAAGAAGATCTGAAAGCGATGCTCAAAGAAAAGAATTATACTCCCGCAAATTTGGCGGGTTAAAAGAACTTGGAGAAATGAATGCCATGCAAGAGAATCTTGGCTTTGCAAGTGTTGGCCTCCGCTTTAAAGGCGTTCGCAGCACTGACCCTGTCGGCACTATTGCTGCTCGCGATGTGCCTGACGGCAAGGGCGGCGTCGAGCGATTAGTGATGAGCCAAGACAGGCTTTATAATTTGATTGAGCAACGTCTTACCGTCGATTGACAAAACCCCAATAACGTATGTCCGCAGCCCAAACCCAACGCATTCCCAACAACGTCGACATCGAAGGTGATTTGATCGTTCGCGGTAATCTTCCGAACATCCCGCGCTCTTCGCTCGTTCAGGACGACTTCGTTTCGTTTATGATTCCGCTTGAGCGCTTTCGCGTTTGGGATGCCTACGCCACCGCACTCCCAGGCACATCGGCAACGGATGACCTTGGGATGATCACTGGCACGTTCGGCACGGCACCACCCTACATCGGCACGGGCGATGTGAAGAACACTACAGTCACGCGATACGCTCGCGTTGGCTATCAACTCCCGGCTGAGTATGTCGCAGGGCAAAGCGTGCGCCTAACGCTTCACGCTGGCATGATCACGACCGTATCAAGCGGCGCGGCCACCGTGGACGTTGAGTGCTACAAGATGGCGCAGGACGGCAGCACGGGCATGGGCTCAGACCTTGTGACCACTGCGGCCACAACGATCCGCTCACTGACTTTCGGTGACAAAGACTTCGACATCACGTCCACCGCGCTTTCTCCCGGCGACTGGCTCGACATTCGCATCACGGTCAACATCGTGGACAGCGCAACTGGCACGGCTGTGATTGGCGCAATTCTGGCCGCTGAAATGAAGCTCGACATCAAAGGCTAATGACTCCCGTCTTGTCCGAAGGCTCACCTAATTTCTGGCTGGAGAATCCGACGATTCGCCGCCGCTTTGATGGGCTGGATGAATTGAGTGCGGTTTATTTTACGGACAACCCGCTGACGATTGCTCCAGGCGAAGCGTTGCCGAGTCCGTATGGCGGCTTTCGAGCGCGGGATGTGGAGGTCAACTTTGAGCCAGACGATACCGCTGAATTGCGCGTCACAGGCATTGGCATCTACGGCACGCAGTTAAACCGAAAGCTTGGATCAAGCTGGACGCAAAACCAAGAGGGTTTTGATGATGGCTCTGAAACGTGGATTACCCTTGGGCGCGGGGCTTTTGTTCTTGGCACCGTATCAAGCGAGCAGGGCGGCATGTATGTCTCTGACGTGAGCTTTGAGCGCATTGACCCCGACTTTAACTATTGGCGCGCTAACGTCAAGTATCGCGGCATTCTGCGAACCAAGGACCAAAAAATCCATCTATCCACAGCGGCACGGGAAATGGGCATTGAGAACATTGCGGTAAGGCTTCCCGGCGGTTGGAATGATCCCCGCTCCGGTGACATCCTTTGGCCTCGGCCAGAAGTCCGCACGTCCTACGTTCAAATTGGCACTCCAGGAATGGCTGATATTCCAAGCGCGTCAGCTCCGCCAATTAACCCTGGTGTTTTCGATCCGCCTATAACCGGAGACCTTAAATGGCACTGGCCTAATGGCTGGGTGATTGTGGCTAGGGAGACGGAAAATTTGGTCAATACTAACGTGTGGTTCGTCCAAGAGACCTACATGTATAACGCCGCCGCCACCTTCTAAAATGAAGCCACGCAGAAAGAACGATCAAGGAAGAGGTCTCGCTCGGTGGGGCTGGATCAAATCCTATCTTGGCCCTACACTAAAATACATTGGCATCACCAGCGGCGAGTTCGACAAAATCATTTCTGGTGGAGATCAGCACATAGAGCAAGGCTCAGAATCAGAAAATGATTCTGGCATTGCGGTGCGGTTTATTAGCATCAACAATAACCTGTACCCCATACTTGGAGACATTCCAACCGAGGACGGTTACATCTGCGTCGTGTTTGATTTTGAGCCTGGAGTGACCGAGATTGACCCGTTCTCAATTCCGCCAGCCTATATTTCCAGCGGCACCATTACCCTACTGACTCAACCAAGATGGTTTTTAACAAACATCTTAAACCTACGAGCAAGCGTTGATACCGACGGCGCGGTCACGTCTAACGGCAAGGCGGTTATTCCCGTGGCATTCCGCAGCGGCCAAGCCCTAGAGGTTTACATCCGCAGTGGCCAGATTACTTTTACCACGTTCGGAACACTGGGCATTGACGCATTCTTGAGCTAATGAAAACCAACTCACTAGCATCATCACGCAAAGCATGGCGGCTCATCCAATCGCTCATTAGCCGAGTTGTGAGCAACGGCAAAGAAACTGTGATCGGCGGCGATGACTTGCTCAAAATGACCCGCACTGTTGACACCGGGCACCCGTTTAAGGTTCGGAGATCCGGTAATAGCGTGCGCTTTCAATCAGGGCTCGTCAGCAGCTTTACCAATACAGCCAAACCATCTACATGGGTTATTACTGATCGCGGCGGATTCGACGTTACATCTTTTCCGGCTTGGATTGTTGTCCGTATTACCACCAGCGCCAGCCCTCCTTATTCAATCACAAACCCAGTCGAAAGTTACTATGTGGTGCAAACGGGAGGCCAAACTAGCGCTCCAGTCGCCGAAATCAGCGCTCCTGATGGCTTTTTAGGCGCTTATAGCGTTGTCGGTGAATCGGCTACTCAATCAGAAATCGCTGTCCCAATTTGCTATTTAACTGAAACCACAACGCACCAGCTAATCAGGTCCAACTTTTCGATTATGCCGCAGGCAAATCATCACAACTTGATAACCTACCTATGAGCTTATTAAGTAAGCGCACATTCCGCAAATGGGCAAAGGTGTTGACTGAAAGGGGTCTAACGGTGGATGATGCTGATTTGGTAGCCGAGGTCGGAAATACCGTTTATGTGAAGGGGAAGCCACCGTTGGACGACACCTCTCCGATTACGGTTGAAGACAACTTCGTGACTTTTACCGTTGGGGCGGTATGGATAAATGGCACGACTTACATGCACCCAGGATTCCCTCCCGGCTCTACTTGCACGATGGGCTTTAGTTCTGGTGACGGCTCTGACGTGTTGATTTATTGCTACGTGCCCTATCAGGCCGTGACAGCTTATCGGCCCACTACTCCCATTGATCCGCCGGGAGATGAAGTCCCAAACTGGCAGGTCATCCGTGTTGATTTAGCCGGTGACATTGCTTTTGAGGCGGTGCAGGAATCAGACTCCAGTTCTGAATACGAAAACACACCGTCTATTGTTGATTCAGAAACCGGGAGTTGTTCTCTCGGCTGGCACAGGCGGCAACTGATCAGACTTACCTTTGACGCTCAACTCGGCGAGTGGAAAGCCAGCATTGCCAACCAAGATCCATCAAGGCTAATGGCATTAAGGATTACATCGTATGCCCTTAGCGGTCAAATTCCCGTGGTCGGCTTCGAGTCTCTTTTTTGACTATGGCGCTATTTGATGGCCTGCGACTCAAACAACACACCGCCGAATCAGACGGATCAGCCCTTGTATATCCATCAAGGCGCTGACTTTGACGCGACCTTTACCTATCAAGATCCTGACGGCGTGGCGATCGACATCACCGGCTACACGTTCGAGCTTGTTATGGTCAAGGTAAAGCCGGGCGGTGAATTAGCGGCGACCTGGACAACTGCGGACGGTGACTTTTCAATTACTAGTGCAGCCACTGGCAGGTTTGCACTCAGAGTGACAGCCACGGAAACCGCAGCCATTCCGCTCGGCTCCTATTGGTTCGACCTTAACGGCACAACTAACAGCGGCGCTGTTTATCCACTAGCGCAAGGCCAAATCATTGTTGATCCAGAAGCATGAGTGTGACCGTTCAAACAGGAAACAGCGTTGCGATCCAGACTGGAAATCGCGTTATTATCACCGCGCCGGGGCCGCAGGGACCGCCCGGGAGTGGTGGCGGTGGCACGCCTGGGGGCACGAATACGCAGGTGCAGTTTAACGACAGTAGCAGCTTCGGCGGAGACGCAGGGCTGACCTACAACAAGACCACCGACACGTTATCAGCGACCAACCTGAACGTCAGTGGCCTTTCAACCTTAGCGCACATTCACGGCTCTATTGCTGGCAATCTCTACGTCCACGTCAAGAACACCAGCGGCGTCACCATAGCCAAGGGCACTCCCGTCTATGCAACTGGCAGCGTTGGTACTAGCGGCGAGATTGAAGTAGCAGCGGCAGATCACACCAACTCGGCAAAGATGCCAGCGATCGGTATCACTGATGCTCAGCTAATTGCAAACGCTGAAGGCAACGCCGTGGTGGTTGGTGAGGTCACCGGACTGGCAACGAACAGCTACGCGATCAACCAAGAGCTATTTGTGGGCACGGCTGGACTGCTTGGCGCACTTCCGGCCACAGGCGAGGCTCAATCCATCGCTGTTGTTTCTCGCGTCCACGCATCGACTGGCATCATCGTTGTTAATGCTCAGGCAAGGCTCAATGCAGCCCTTCGTGCATTAGCCAACAACGTCGGATCTGGACTAACGGCGCTCAATGCATCGAGCATCACGTCTGGTTCGCTAGCTGACGCTTACATTGCCAGCGCAGCGACTTGGAACGCTAAGCAAGACGCTGGCAGTTACATCACCGCGCTGACTGGAGATGTAACCGCTAGCGGGCCTGGCAGCGTTGCGGCGACGCTTGCAAACACCGCAGTCACTCCCGGCAGTTACACTAGCGCAAACATCACCGTTGACGCTAAAGGGCGTGTTACAGCGGCTGCAAATGGTAGTGGTGGCGGTGGAACTCCAGGCGGCGCTAACACCGAACTGCAATTCAATAACTCAGGCGCGTTCGGTGGCGCTGATATTCGCTGGATTGATCCTTACTTGGAAATGCCGATTGAAGGCACGTCCGCGACAAGGGCAAAGATTGGGATGCAGTCTGGCGTTGGCAACGGGGATTCCACCGCGCGCGCTGGAAGTTTGATGACTTACGGTGGCGATGCTGGATTGCTGCCGCAAAGTCCAGGCGGAGGCGGTGGCGGCTTGGGTGGAGAAATTCTTACTTATGGCGGCGATGGATTTACAAGCGGCGACCCTGGCGGAGATTATAGCGGCGGGAACGGCGGTAATATTGAGACTAACGGAGGCAATGCGACCGATGGATCAAACGGGACTGATGGCGGCAGCATCATAACTTCAGCAGGCGGCGGTAGCATCAATACTTTTCAAGGCTTTATTCAGCTTGGGCAAGTCGGCAGCAGAACCACCATCGAAAGCGGTAAAACTACCGGTAGCGATTACACCCTCAAGACTCCAACAGCTACAGGCACCGCAGGCCAACTGCTAAACGTCGCCAGCGTGACTGGTAGCGTCGTCCAACTCGGATACCTATCCACACCTGTTGCAATCGCCAACGGCGGCACAGGCCAAACCACGCAGACCGCAGCATTCGACGCATTGGCCCCAACCACGACCAAGGGCGACTTGATCGTCCACAACGGCACGGACAATATCCGCGTGGCAGTTGGCGCAACTAACGGGCATATGCTGACGGTGGATTCAGCGACAGCAAGTGGCGTGAAGTGGGCGGCGGGTGGCGGTGGATCAAGCTCTCTCCCACCAGGATGGATTTACGGGCTCACGCTGTCGAATAACACCACCGACGCCGATAATGACATTGACATTGCAACAGGGTCTGCGCGCGCAGCGGATGACTCAGCGGATTTGGTGCTAGCCTCTGCGCTAACAAAGCGGCTAGATGCAAGTTGGGCGGTCGGAACGAACCAAGGGGGACTTGATACGGGCAGCAAAGCGAACTCAACTTGGTATGCCGTTTGGCTCATTCGGCGCAGTGACACAGGAGTGGTTGATGCTCTGTTTTCCACCAGCGGAACCGCGCCAACGATGCCAACTAATTACGATAGTAAACGTCGAATTGGGTGGATTTACAATAACTCAAGCGACAACATTGAGTCATTCACGCAAGATGGAAATTGGTTTAATTGGCCTACTTGCCAAGTCGATGTTGATGTTGCAAACCTTGGTGCTAGCCGCGTCCTTTATAGGACTACAACTCCTCCCCAACGGTTGCGATTGCAATTTAATGGCACGGTTGCACATGCAACAGCTAGCTCCGGCATTGTTTGGGTGGGAGACCCTAGTGTCGTAGATGGCGTTCCATCAGCAAATACTTCACCTGGGTTGATTGGCCGAAACTATGCAGGCAACAACGCTGCACCATACGGCAGAACAATTTGCCACACGAATAGCTCTGGGGAAATAGCCGCAAGAGCAATCAATACTAATACCAGCTTGCGAGTTGTCACCGAAGCCTGGGAGGACACAAGATTGCCATGAAACACGCAACATTAGAATCTAATGTCATCACGGGCATTTTCGCAGCTTCGCAGAGCTTTGCTACTGAGCTTGTGCCAGATCATGTCGAGGTTGGTTGGGTCAAAAACGGTGATGAGTGGACCGCCCCACGAGAGCCACTCCCCGACGCTGAAAAATACCAAGTGTTAGACTGGCTCGACGACCACGGCATCACCAGCGCTCACGTTGATGCCGCGCTGCAAAGCATCTCCGACGAAACCCAACGGCGCAAGGCTCTGCTCAGGTGGCACAGCGTCAATCGCATCCCAGCGGACAATGCGTTTGTGATCCACGTGGCGCAACAACTCAACATCGACCACCGCGAGGCATGGTCTCAGATTCTTGCAAAATAATGACTCTTGAATCCGCTCTCTTAGCTGCTCTCTCTGGCGTCACTGGCGCTCTTTGTTGGGTCGTAAAACTGATGTATGCTCGGCTGGTTAAAGCCGAGGAAACAGTCGAAGAGCTGCGGCAGGAAATGGAGCGGCTTGAGCGCGAAAACGGGCAGAACTCGGCTAAGGTCTCGATGTTTGAGCGATGCCCTAAGCGGCTGGAGTGCCCGTTTAACACCATGAGCCACGGCCAGCCATGAGCTTTCCAGAGTCTCCGCATCTCGAAAGGCTAAACCGCAAAAAGCCAAACCCAGTCAAACCCATGAAAACGATGATTGAAAAATTAACAGAGCCTTCGACCATTCGCGGCATTATCGCGTTGCTTGGTGCTTTCGGCATCACTGTGCAGCCCGAATACCACGAACATATCATTGCTGCCGTGCTGGCGCTCATTGGCATCATCAATGTCTGGCGCAAAGAAAGCAAAATCCCAAAAGCGGAGGTGGTGGAATGAAGCAGTTTCTCATCAAACAGATTCTCGCTTGGCTAGCTGGCATTACTGCCAAGCAGTGGTCAACCGCACTTCATTGGGTCAGCATGGCTGCAAAAGATGTGATGTTGAAAAGCGGAGCAAACCGAAAGGAAGCGGTGACAAAGATGCTGAAAAGCCTTTGGCCTGACCTGCAAGGATGGGCCGTAAACTTGCTCATTGAAACCGCCGTAGCATTCCAGCGCAAAAACCCATGACCGCCCGCGCCCATCTCCGCCACAAGATCGAATGCCTTAAACGAGCCCTGGCACTAGCCGCTGTGTTCGGTCTGAGCGCGGCGTTGTGGCTTGCAATCGGTTGGATGTGCTGGACTGTGATCAAATCACCACCATGAGCCCACCCTTCCCAACTTCGCCGCTTGCACTAGCCTTCTCAGAGCCCGACGTGTCCAGCATCGCGCCACACGTCTTCGCGGCTCACGAAGAGCAGTTGGCCAGAGCAACAGCACCGCAGCCGCAACCGATCACGGCAGAGATCACATTCAAACCCGACATCGGAGCCTTTGAGATGGTCGCAGAAAACCGGGATGCGGTGTCGTTTCTTCGGGCGCTGGGGCCACAGGCAAAGATTACCATTCATTTCTGATATGACCCGCCAACAGATCCAAGAGATTCAAGAGCGCATCGGCACGACTCCAGACGGATTCTGGGGGCCGAAGTCTATCAAGGCTTGCCAGCAATATTTGCGGGCTTTGATGCCAACAAAGAACCCCTGGCCACGAAGTGACCGTGCTAGCGTGGAAGCGTTTTTCGGCAAACCAGGGGATGAATCAAACCTTGTTCCATTCGACTTTCCGTTTCCGACATACTACGGCGGGAAGCGTGTCTTGCGTGGTCGATGCCACGCCAAAGTCAAGGATTCGCTACTTCGCATCTTGATTGAGATTGGAAGCAAATACGGCGAAGATCGGGGCGTTATAGAAGAGGCCGAGGACTACGGCGGGATTTACAATTTCAGGCCGAAGCGCGGCGGTTCATCGCTCTCTTTGCATTCTTGGGGCATTGCGATTGACCTCGATGCCGATGACAATACCTTTCGTGACTCATGGCCGATGCAGTCAGATATGCCGCTTGAAATCATGGAGTGCTTCGCCCGTGAAGGCTGGCTTTCCGCTGGTGCATTTTGGGGCTATGACGCGATGCACTTTCAGGCCACTCGGTAAAATGTGGCGTCACTGGCAAGCTTAAAGGGTTTGTTGTTGTTCCCGTGGCGGCTTGCTGGTGACGCCCTTTATTTGTAAGGGCTGGAGCAGAATTTTGTAGAAAAGTAGAATTTTGCTAGACAGGTCTGCGGTCATGTGATTTTATTCACCCATGAACGATACCATGAGCAAAACACTACCGCCCCCACCACCTCCAGTTGGCACCTTCAAAGTCAGCGCAGATCTTCACCGTCGCGTCAAGATCCACGCCTGTCAGCAGGGTTACAAGCTCCAAGACTTCGTTGAGCGCGTCTTGGAAAAGTCGCTTAACCGCAAGAAGCCTTGAGCATAACTTTATACAACACCGATAATACCAAATACAGATCGAACGATGAAACCGACCCTTAACACTCGCCGCTTACTTACCTTTGCTCGCTGGATTTCCTCGGCATGCTTCTGGCAATACTGCCGCCACCACAGCACTTTACCGCTGTGCGATAAGCAGGTCAAGCACGCGCAGCTTCTGGCGCGCTGGGCAAAGCACGATCTTCAGGCATGGAGGGCCGTAACTTTCCAATGACCATCCACCGCCTTATCTTTGAGCTAGAGCAGCTAGCGGGAAAACTTCCGAGCGGCTACCAATCCGATGTCGTCGCCTGGGTCCGCGTACCGAATGCCGGTGAGTCCGCAGTCCTCGAAGTCTCCGAAGTGCAACAAGGCTATCGCATCACGCACGGCGGGCCAATCGCAACAATTTGCCTGGATCAACGGGCTTAACCAAAAACAACACCATGAAATCCCTCCTCTACTCCCTCCTGCCCTACTGGGCCATTGCATCCATCCGCCGCCGCCGTGACATTGCCCGCCGCTACAAGCTCGCCGTGCGGGACAATGGCCGCATCTACGGCACTTACCTTGACCCTCTCTGAATTTCCAACACACCGCAGCCCCGCACAACCCTGCACTCCACTTCACGACATCCTATTTCCTGCACACCACTTCACCACACGCCACAACACGCCACGACACTCCACTTCACGACACAACACAACATCCACTTTCCCTCACCCGAGGGCTAAACCAAAACACAACAAGAACGATACACATATGAAAATCGCAACCGTCACACTTGAATCAGTCGCACCCTATTCGCAGTCCCGTTACCACGGCACGCCCAAAGATCCAAAGGAGGGGCACGACGACTATGAAGAACGCACTTGGCGCGAGAAGGGCCACTGGGACACCAAGACCGGAGAGCTGTTCATCCCGCCCATGGCTATCAAGCAGTGCCTGGACGCTGCCGTCAAACGCTCTGGCAAGCAGATCCCGGGCAAGGGCAAGGCCACTTACACCAAGCACTTCCTCGGCGGGGTGATGGTGTTTGAGCCCGCCGTCTTGGAGGACCACAACGGCAACCGCTACACCCGCGAGAACATCACCAAATGGAGCGGCATGATGAGCAGCACCGGCGAGAAGGGCAAGGCTGGTGGCAAGGTCGTGCTGCGTCACTTCCCAGATGCGCCGACCTGGAACACCACGGTTCAATTCCACGTCATGGA